GTAAAGAATATAAACTCGCTAAAGAAGAGAGGTGGGATGTCTTTACTGTAAAAGATAGAGATAAAGCATTGAGGTTAAGAGATAGATTTTATAATTGCAAACCTGCAAGTGAACTTATAGAGAATAGTGAGTTTGAAGTGCCTATGGTTAATAATTTAATGGGATACCCTTTTAGAGCTAAGGCAGATGTTTTAGGACAATATCTTATAGATTTAAAGACAACTCAAGTTTTGTCGGCTTTCAAATATAGTGCCAACAAATATAATTATGATAGTCAATGTTACATTTATTGTAATTTGTTTAACAAGAGTTATAAAGATTTTAAGTATATTGTCATTGATAAATCGCCAACAAATGAAATAGGTATTTTTAATGTCAGCGAAAATTTCTATTTTAGTGGTGAGCAAAAAGTTGAATATGCTATAAAAGTATATGAAAACTATATTAAGAATGAATTTGATTTAGAAAACTACTTAGTAGAAGACACTTTATAAATGGCAAACCAATATTTAGATTATTTAGATTGTTATGAGGACACTCTACTTTGTCTAAAAAAAAGAGTTATAAGAGAAGAAGAGATACCAATGTTAATCGAGCAGTATGAAATTGAAGAGCATTATGAATGTTGCAGTGCAATGTTACACGCTTTAGAGGATTACAAAGCTCAACAAAATTATTTATCATGATTACACAAACAGAAATAGCAAATAAAATAAAAGCACTATCAGGTTTAGATGTGTTTAAGATTACAAGAAAAAGAGAATATGTAGAGGTTAGGGCATTGTTAAACCATATATTGTTTAAATACAAAAGGATGCCATTACATCAAATAGTTGACTTCTATAATAAAAATGGTTGGAATATAAACCATGCAACTTTAATTTATTCTATTAAAACATTTAGTACACATTCAATGTATAATTATAATTTAAGCGTATGGCTTAAACAACTTGTTATTGAAATTGACGAAATGGATAATACAACTAAAAGAGAATATATAAAAAGCAAATTAAAAACTCTAAGGAGTGAAGACATTGACGAACTAACAATGGTTATAAGTAATATGCCAGAATTACAATATGAAAAATAAATATAGAAAACTACTACAAAAAGAAGCACCTAACTTATATAAAAGTTATGAAGAGATTGTTGAAGAGCAATTTGAATTGTTTGCAAAGAAGCAATTAGACTATGGCATTAGTAATATAAGTACTGGTGCAAACTTAGAAACTAAAGAAGGTAAAGACTTTGCTTTACATGGTTTATGGTTTAGAATGAATGATAAAATAAGCAGATGGAAAAACCTAATTATTAAGAATCGTAAGGGTAATAATGAAACTTTGTTAGATACATATCAGGACTTAGGTAATTACTCTATTATATGCCAATTAATAAACAAAGGTTTATGGAAGGAATAGAAGACGAAAATAAAAAGAAAAAAGACGGAAGAGCCAACAACGGTGCTTTAAAGGGTATTTACAGAGGACAAGGACGACCACCAAAGGCAAGAGAAAAGAAGCTTGGTAACTATGCTTTAGGTGCAATGAAAAGAGTTTTTGGCAGTGAAGAGAAAGCGTGGCTAGAGCTTGCTAAACAGGCAAAAGATAGTTTCCCTCACATGAGATTACTTTGGGAATATAAGTACGGTAAACCAAAAGAGTTAAAAGAATTAAACGTTAAAACAGAAGTTAACATTCCTATTATTGATTTTGCAGATAAAGAAAAAATAATAGATATAGAATCAGAAGATATAAAAGATGAACAAACTAAATCTGAATAAAAAATATCAAGCTCTATTTAATTCAGATAGTAGATATTATGTGATTACAGGAGGGAGAGGTTCTGGAAAATCATTTGCCACAAACACATTCTTAGTATTGCTTACCTACGAAAAAGGTCATAGAATATTATTTACTCGTTATACAATGACTTCGGCAGGAATGTCAATTATACCTGAGTTTATAGAGAAGTTAGAGTTAATGGGAATACTTGACCAATTCACTGTTACTAAAACAGAAATCATAAACAATTTAACAGGCAGTTCAATATATTTTAGTGGTATTAGAACTTCAAGTGGAGACCAAACGGCAAAGTTAAAATCTATTCAAGGTGTAAGTTCATTTGTATTGGATGAAGCAGAAGAGTTAACAGACGAAGAGAGTTTTGATAAGATTGATTTTAGTATTAGGGCAAAGAATGTAAAGAACAGATGTATATTAATTCTAAACCCCACTACAAAAGAGAATTGGATATATCAAAGGTTCTTTCAAAACAGGGGAGTTCCAGACGGATTTAATGGCACAAAAGAAAACATTACTTACATTCATACAACTTACTTAGATAATTTAGACCATTTATCAGAATCGTTTGTTAAACAGATTGAAGATATGAAAGTAAGAAGACCAGAGAAATATAAGCATCAGATTATGGGTGGTTGGTTACAAAGAGCAGAAGGAGTTATATTTACTCACTGGAATATAGGTAAATTCAATACCGAAATAGATTCAATATTCGGTTTAGACTTTGGGTTCTCTGTTGACCCTTCAGCTTTAATTGAAGGTACTATTGACAAAACTAGGAAAATTATTTGGTTTAAAGAACATCTTTATAAAAAAGGTTTAACTACCTCACAAATTTATGACGCTTGTATTAGAAAGGTTGGCAGAAATTTAATAGTTGCCGATAATAGTGAGCCTAGATTAATTACTGAATTAAAAACAAAAGAACAGGGATTAAATATAGTGCCTACTATAAAAAAGAAAGGAAGTATATTATCAGGAATTGCATTGATGCAAGATTATCAAATTATTATTGATAGCAACTCAATAAATCTAATTCGTGAATTTAATAATTATTCTTGGAAACTTACAGGTTCTATTCCTCAAGATGATTGGAATCACGGAATTGACGCGTGTCGTTATCTTTGTCAGTACCTACTTACTAGGTCTGTACCTCATGGCAATTACTTTATTAGATAAATTTTTTTATATTTATTTGGTCAGTTGGAAATAATTAACTAAGTTTGTGTATAACTAATAAAGAAAACTATGAAACAAAGAGAAAAAATAATTGAATTAGCTGATGGTATTATAGATTATATTAACGAGCAAATGATTATGCCAAGAGTGTTTGATGACTTTGGACATAATTTAGAATGTGAAGAAAGCGAAGAAATTGCTAACAAAGTTTACGAGCAAATTAAATTAAGAATGTAATAAAGAAAACTATGAAAACAAAGAAAGAAATCATTAACAAACACTTTAATCTAAAAGGAGACTGGATACAAAAGAGTAACCAAAATCGTATGTTAGATTTATTAAGCAAACAATTTAAAGCAAAGAAATCATGAAATATTGGCAAAACGATACTTGGGGTTCAATTATAACAGAAGACGGAGAGACTTTAGAATTAAATCTCTGGACTTGCGACAACTCTGGAAGACAATACTTAACTTTTTATCCAGAGCTTACAACAGACGTTGTTAAATCAAATGAGGCGATAGCACATTACGAAGTAATTAAAAAAGAATTATAATGAAAACAAAAGGCACTTATTCAATAACAGAAAACATGGGTTGTTATGATTTAGAAATAGATTATGAATATTATCATAAAGCACCCACTCACTTTGACCCACTTGAGGACAGATTAGACATTAAACAAGTACGTTTAAACGGAATGGACATAACTAAATTTTATTGGGATTATCTTGACGAGGATATGTTTATTGATGTTTATGAGTACGCAACAGAAAACAAATACGAAACAACATGAAAACAAAGAAATGCGAAATGTGTGGTTATGAAAATCACATTGATAATTTTAAATGTGAAGGATACGATTGTGGAATTCCTTTAGATTTAACAATAGAAATAAATTCATTTGGCTTGCCAGAAATAACACAAAAAGAATTATGAGAAAATGTAACAAATGTTCGGCAATAATAGAACAGAAAGCAAAACAGTTATTCTGTTATAGTTGCAAAGGGTATAAGATGCCCTACGAAACTTATAAATTTTATTCACTATCAAATCAATTTAATAATAAATAATTATGAAAGTAAACAGAGTATATAAAACAGTACGCCCAATGAGGTTATGGTTTAGAAACTTCAGAACATTAATGAATGATATATTTAATCCTAAAGAATCAAGTCATAAATGGTTAAGATACCCAATGTATGCCACAAACAAAAAACATAAAGAAATTATATTGGCTGGGTTAGTAAACGAGTTAAACGACAATATAAAAACAAAAGAAGAATTATGACACACACAGAAGATTTAAACAGAATAGAGATCAATCATTTAAGAGAGATGCTTAGATATGTTAAGGAAGAGAATGAGAATTTAAAAGATATGAATCGAACACTCAAAGCAAAGAATGAATTATACTTGCAACAATTAGAATCAGAATATAGAAAAAGTAAAGTATAAAACATGCAACATAAATTCATCAGGGAATTAGTAGAGTTTAAATTTAAAGCTATTAGAACT